ATAATTTTCAGTTGGACCAAATCCTCTGGCTCCCGCATCATTATTAAATACTCCCACTTGAGGAATATTTTCACCTTTTTGATTAACCTCTATATCATGTTCTTTTATTGGTTTATAATTTTCTCTTGTAGGAGACTGATCATTAATATAAACGTAAACAGCATCCGCCGGATTTTGTCTTGTTTTTGATAGATAGGGGGCAAAAGATCCTGGTTTGCCTTCATCTAAAAATGAATCTCTATTATCAGAAATATATTCTCTTTCTTTAGATACTATGTCTGCATTATTTTCATCTTGTGGCGTACATTTTCTAATTATCTTTTTATACAATTCTATCATTGTTTCAAAATTAGGATCTAGATTTTTCCCAAATCCTAATGCCTCTGCTTCTTTTATAGCATCTTCTGGATTTTTTCCCATATATTTACACTGAAATAGGGCAGTAACAAAACCAGTTCTATCTTTACCTGCCGAACAATGAATGAATGTTGGACCGTCATTTAACAATAAATCTAATAAATCTTGTTTCATAAGCGGTAAAAGAGAACGTCTAGTATGATCTAATGGTATGATAATATGCTGAATATTAAGTAATCTACAGATGCGATTAATCATGTGCCCTTTAGCAGCATCTAGGCTAATTATCTTGTTAATACCTAAATGGTCCTTTAACCATTTGACATCTTCTGGCAATGGTGCTGCGCCACGATATAGACCATCTGTTATTTTTCTTAATTTATCAATCATACTAAATTCTTAGCTATATTGTTTAAAACTTCTCTAATATATTGCGCATCATGATTGAATAAAACATGTTTAACGAAAGTTATGGATTGCCCAATAGTTGAGGTAGCGGGCATATTTTTTACGGCTATCTCCTGTTCATTTAAATGATATATTTTATTCCTTAATTTGGGAAGTATAAAAGATCTCTTCTCGGCTGACAACTTATTTAAAGTAAACTTAATAATGTCTGCCAAATATCTTCCTACTTGAATAGGATCTCCTAATTCAGAAATGGCAGCATTCTTTACCATCTTTTTACTAAGTTTGATAGGATATTTTTTACTTAATTTTAATACAGCTTTTTGTAGTGCAATCTTTTCTGGTTTATTTAATTTATCTTTAACTGCTTTATCAAAAATTTTCTTAAAGATAGTTAAAAAATCTGTTATTTGATTTTTTGTGCCATCTTTTTTTAGACAACGCATAATAGCAGAATAGGAAAAATCATCTGCTTTAGTTAGGTCAAGAACTTTACCATCATCCGCTTTATCGACATGTTTAAAATATTCTACTTGCTTTAATCTTTTCTCAGCGCCTTTTCTAGAATCATAAGTGCCAAGATTTTTATTTTTCTTAGATAGAACGCGGTATTTTCCATTAGGAAGTTTTCTAATTTTCCCCATTTTTAACAAACAAGCCTGCTCATATTCTGTAGCAGATTTCAATATCTGCTCAATATTAGCCATGTTTTGCACCATCAATAAAAAGGGCTTTAATATCTAAAGATTCTTTACTTCTAAGTAACATTTCTTCAAAAATACCTTCACCATCTATTTCGGTTAATCCTCTAATAGCTCTTTCATTTATAAAAAGTATATTGCCAAGCTTCATCTTTCTACTTTTATCTATGTGCGCTGCGTTTATTATTATGCATTCTCTATATGCTCCAATCACCTTGCCACAAAGAACTGCGGGATAGGAAGTGGACACTTGTTCGGTACTTACTTCCTCATATGAATCTCCAACATATACTTCTATAAACCTATCACGAAATAGTTCGGCAATAAATTCAGCAAATGTTTTTCCCGAACCCTGTAATTTAGCTATCATATCGTGAATTTCTAATTCAGTTGCCATTTGTTCCTCAGATAAATTTTAATAGAAATTTTCTATGCTGTTGCTCGGCTGTTGCTAAGTCCAGAGCTTTGTAAGATGAATGTTTATTTAATACTACATGAGATAATATTTTAATACTACCAATTTTTTTGGTAGCACATTGAAAGACTTCCGCCATTGTTTCTGACAATTGTTGTATCGTGTTTGCACAATCTTGATCAGGACCTGTAATAGAACACTGTATCTCGACTTCTTTACCATTAGTATGGATATATGCCTTTGCTAAAAGTTCCTCTTCTAACGCTGAAGATAATACTCGAGCATACTCTATGGCATCAGTAAAATCGTCTGATCGAATTTGTATTAAAATATCATTTGATGGTAATAATTTATACAATGGTTTGGAAGATGCCGCTGCTAACATCAAATATTGATCTAATACTTCTTCTAAATTTTGTGAATTTGATGGTTCTATCGATAATCTATGAAGTAGATTATTTTTTCTTTTAGGAGAGTAACCCGTATATTTGTTTAAATCAGCCATAGCTGTTTGATAATTTTTACCACCACTAACTCTAGTTAAAACAGCCTGAATATCCCCTAATGTTATATTGCCATCCTTATCATAATCCAAGCCTGAATTAGCAGCGTAAAATTTACTTTCTAATTTAGCACTAACCCCAGGAATATGCGGCATTTCTGGATTCTTAGATACTATGATAGTATTTAAATCCCCGTTGCGAACTCCAGGTATCTTAAGTGCTGCTGGTACAAAATTTCCTACATAATATTGTGCTGCAGAAGTAAAAGGACCTCCATTAATTTTACTCATATTTTTAATAAGTTTCTGTACGTAATCTAGTTGATCAACAGCAGATAATTGCCTAAATTCATCATGGGTACCAGTAAATCCAAGATCTTTTAAAGTTCTTGGCATAAACTGTACTAATCCAGAAGCATTGCCATTTTTATTATGTGCAGCAGGATTTATTCCTGATTCTACAGCCATAACATTAAGGATATCTTCTGGTTTCATATTTACGTTAGAAGACACTTCCAGTAGTTTATGATAAAAATCTGATCCCAGATCTGGCATTTTATTTCCCTTTTATATTAGAAGCAATCTTAAGTAACTTAATACTAGTTTCTAAATCTGAATTGAGAATAGACCTAGCATATCTTATAATATGAGAAGCTAATACACTAGGAGATTCTTCCGCCATTGTTTCTAAACTTTGGTAAAATTGGGCATGTTGTGCACCTATTCTTAATTTAGGTAGGGGCGGAGCAATTCTGACTGCAGGAGGGGGTGCGTTAGTTACACGCGCTGTAGGATCAAAAACTGGTGGTTTAGGCGCAGGAACATTCTCCACTGGTATCTCAAGCCGAGTTTTTGGATCAATATATGTTACTTCTCCGCTCTCAGTATCCACTTGTTTTTCTAATTGAGGGGAAGCTGGCATTGGAGGTATTCTTGGTAATGCAGGAATTTTAGGTGGCTCTTGTATAGTTTTAGTTATATCCTCCGGCGGCTGTCCGGCTGGCGTAACTGCAGGGGTTGCGGGAGCTTGTACTCCAGGCATAGTAGTTTTAAACCAATCTTGTTGTTCAAGAATATTTTTAATCTCCGTATCATAAAAATTCTTAAAATCTCTATCATATGGGGATTTGAAATAATCCATAATTTTTTTGGATGCTATGATATAATTATCAGGATTTCTTACTGTTCTAGCTTTATCCATTAATTTTAGATTGTTTAATAAAACACTTAACATCTTTTCAGCAGATGTTAATGATGATATCGCACCATCCCTTATCTTTTTTACTTTTTGTGGATATCTTTTTTCCCAACCAGCTAAAGCTCTTCCTCTTTCACTTGTGAGATTATGAAAAAAATCTAAAATATTAGCTTGTTTAATAAAATAAGTATCATCGGATGCCCATTTATCTCTGAATGATTTTAAATGTTGTTGAGTTTCATCATCTAAACCATGAAACAAAAATTTTTCATGAGTTTTATCTATATTTTTCGCAAATGAACTTAATAACAAATTAATATCATACATTTTTTTATGAAATCTGCCAAGCAAAGAAATGGCTTTCATATACTCGCGTCTATTGATATTTGATTTAACTGCTTTTAATAAGTCTTTGAGACTATCTTTGTCACTGCTGATAGCAATAGCTCTGACATTATCATCAGTTTCGTTCATCTCTTGCACTACTTTGGCAAATTCTGGCGAGGCTTTTTCAAAACCTTTACCTTCAAAATAATCACCTAAATCAGTAGTTAAAAGTTTGCGAAGACGACTTTCTCTTTTTTGAGCAACTTTTTGCATAGTATAAAACCTCTGTGTATGGATAATCCGCAAAACAATACAAAATTATCCATACACAGAGGTTTTATAATCTATTTTTCATGGCACGGGAGGTGGTGCGGGAGGGGCTCCACCTGGGGGTGGTGGTGGTGCACCACCTAAAGGTGGTCCACCTGGTGCCGGTCCACTTAGACCCAGTGGTGGCATACCGCCACTTGGAGGTGGCATTCCCAAATCAAGTGGTGGCATGCCACCAGGCACTTGTCCAGGAACAGGAGCTTCTGCGCCTTGCTGCTGTCCAGTCAAATCTTGTGGTTGTGGAATTTCATCTTCCTCATCTAGAGCTCGCAATGAATTTAGATCCATGGATTGTAATGCAAGTTTTTCTTTCATCGCAATGGCATTTTGAATAGATTCTTTGCGTATCTTTCTAACTTCGTCCTCAAATTCTAATCCCATGGATTTATATAATGTATGTAAAGATGCTCTTTTTTGATCGTCTTGTCCCTGAGTTAAAGTAACTAATGTATTTATATAATCACCGGCATCAAATAAAGACATATGATTCCAGTCAACTTCTGGAACTATTAATTGCTTTTCTCCCCCGGAGTAATCATAAAAACCTTGAATTTTAGAAATTGGTGCAAAAATCTTTCTTTTTAACCAGGCTGACATCATATTACGAAACTGCATGTAACGCTGTCTTAAAACATCTAAAGCGACACCAGCATTAGCGTATGTAGTGTCCGCGCCACCATCCATTAAAGAAGGCGGTACCTGTAAACCAACATAAATTTCTTTAATAAGCTGTGTAATATCGCCAGAAATATCGTATATCCCTTGACCCCAACCAACACGTTCTACGGCTACCCCCGCGTGAGTAAATATCTTAAAATCTTTATCATACTGAGCTTGAGAAAACACCTCTCTCCAAGCTTCTAAATCAGCAAATGTAGGATGTAAAGCATCATTACCTTCACCTCCAATTTTTACTAATGTTAATGGATTGATCATATTATCAGCTTGTACATATTTAGATTCACGTAATTTATCAAATAACATTAATTGTCTAAATATGCAAACAGGAAGACCCGTACCTCTAATTTCATAAGGACTAATTCTTCTAGCTAAGTGAGATACATGGAAATTATCTAATGGAATATTTTCACCACGTTTAACAGAATCAATTATATGTTGATTTAATTGTTTTCGCTGTTCAATATCAGCTGCACGATTTGAGAATATAATTTTTTTTAAATTCTCATCTGGACGAAGCATAATAACCGGTTCATTAGCCACGACTGTACGTTTTACTAACATATAGTCTGGATTCTGAATCATTAAACGGCTCCATTTACCACGCCCTTCGTCTAATTCAGCATAAACAAATGATTCTCCAAGAAGCCAATATTCTTGAGCTATTTGCACGCAAATATTCATCAAATCTATTTCTTCAATCATGTCATTGAAGAATTTTTCAATATCCTTATTTGGGCATTTAATATTTAATTTACTTATTGGATAAGTACTGTGTAAATTAATTGCATTATGTACAAATGGATTTAAAGCATAAAAACTACGACACCAGGCATTAATGGTAGCACGATCGCGCGGTAGATTCAGATTACTATTTAACCATAGTGGAGAATATACCTCCGGTACCTGTTTTACAGTATCTCCAGAACCACGAAAAGATGCATTATTACTGATGACCTGAGAAATTTTATGCATACCTATAGAAGAAGTTACATAGGATTGCGGAGTTAATTGATTTTCTTTAATAGAAGTAGAACCATCTCTAAATACACCACTTTCTACTTCTTTAGATAACCCGTCTCTTCTAAAAGAAGATACGCCTTGCGCCATTAATGCACTTACCTGAGGAATTTCGGAACGTGAACTTAAATATTGTTCCGAATTAGATGGTCCTTCCCATCTTTTAGTTATTTTATTAATTGGCATGAAACCTCATATGTGTTCAACTCCAATATATAAATATATCAGAACCTACGCGAAATATAGCCGGTTGTTATTAGTGGCTTATTTGCATCTTTGAAAGATTGGTTTTGTAACAATGGATTATTATTAGTGAACCCTTTAGTTAATAAAAATTTATAGGCTAAGTAAGCATTTAATAATGCCATAAATCCATCATTAGGTGATCCTCCTTTTACATAATGTAAAGTATGATCGCCATATTTTGATAATGAAGGACTAATTTCCATACTAGAACAATGTTCTATTAACCAAGCTATTTTTTCATAGGCTCCCATAGGAAATTTAATATTTCCTTTTTTCATTAGATCGAATAATTCACTTATATAATAATCTCTTTCAAAAGTTATTTCTTTTGGATATGCATCATGTCTAAATTTTATATGATCATTTATTTTATTGTGGGCTCTAGAAACTAGATATCTATCACCATAAGCATTATGTAGTATTGTACTAAAATCTTGAGAGAAACCTATAT